AAGATCTCCTCTTCGATTGATGTGCTGAAACCAAGTCCAGCCGCCCATGCCGTGTCAGCTGCGGCATCGCTGTCCACTGTAGTCCAGAGAGACTCGTAGCCGACGACGCTTTTCTGGCTGGGCGCGGTCCAGTTGAGGCGGAACGAGTAGGCGAGAATCCCAGCGAATGTTTCCGGCGCCCTTCCGAAGTTCGATGCGTTGCCGGCCACATAGACAAGCGACGTCGGCGGATCAGGCGGTGTCGTATTCGACGGCGCGGATTGACTCAGCGTCGAAGACACGGCCGAGAGCGCGCCCGAAAACGAGATCCCGCGGGCCGCGAACTCGTAGGCCACGCCGACCGAGAGATCGTCGATTGAGACCGCATACGAAACGGCCGACGCGATTTGATTGCCTACGACCCAATCGCTCGCTCCGGTGCGGCGGTAAAGCACGTCGAGCGCGACCGCGCCAGTCGGCAAGCCTGGAGCCGTGAGCGACACGCGGGCGAAGCTCGTGCCGTCGGTAGAAAGGTAAACGGTCGAGCCGATCAAAGTCGGGGCCGACGGCGTGCTCGGAGCGGTTGAATCTGTAGAGCCTGCCGTAACCGCGACCGGCGTTGCGCTCACGTAGGAGCAGAGCGCGGATTGATTTTCAACGGAGTCGTAGGCGCTGACCCAGTAAAAGTAGGTCGTGCCGAGCGCAACTTCCGTGTCGATGAACCGGCTCGCGCGCGTCTCCGCGATCTTCACCGCGGAGGCGGTCACCGCGGACGTGAGGCGATAGACGCCATACTCGGAGAAGTCCGGCTCGGTGTTGTCGTTCCAGTCGAGCGACACAGCCTTGCCCGTGCCGATGGTTGCTGCGAGTCCAGTAGGAACCGCGGGCGCGGTCGTGTCCTTCGCGACTCCAGTTTGCGCCGTGAGATAGCTCGTCGAAACTTTGAAGTAGGATTCTCCGAAGACGCGCACGTCGTAGGTGAGTCCGATCTTCACGTCGCTCGAAATGTAATCGGTCGTCGTATCGCCTGGAACGCGCGACCACGTGAGATACGTCGTCGATGTGCTCTGCTTGTATTCGATGCCGACCGTGCCGCCGGACTGAATGAACTCGTCGCTTGGTGCGCTCCACGAGACCTTGATTCGAGGCAGCGCCGTTCCGTCCAGCTGGATAAGCTGCGTCGTGCCGTCTGCAACGAGCGCGAGATTCGTCGGCGCGGAGAGCGTGTAAGGATCAGGAAGCGTCGTGTTCGGAGCCGTAGCCACCGCCACCTCGTCGCCGACGCTCCAATCGTAAACCGTGGAATCGGTCTCGCGTAACGTCATCTCGACCGCGAGCTGGGGCGGGTTGCCGTCCGTGATGAAGTGCCACTCCATGACCTCGAAAACCTTCGCGGTCCACCCGAGCTTCGCGTTGGTGATCATCACGGTATCGCCGGCGCGGACCTGCATTGCCTCAAGCCGGAAGCGAGCCGAGAACGTGATTTCTTCGCGCGCTCGACGAAGCTCGATGACGGAAAGACGCTGCGCGCACGATGAAGAAGTCGTGAACGGAAGCACAACGTCGCGCCAATAGCGCACGCTGTTGTCGGCTGTGTAATAGGCCGCGGGAGCAATCGAGGGAAAGTCCGAGACCTGCCATTGGTTCTCTTCGGAGACGTAAACGCCCTTCACTGCGTTCACGCGGTCGCGTGCGCTCGTGCGCGTCTGCACGCTCATTCCCCCGGCGAAATGCTTCTCGTTAAGCGTCACCGTCGGGATGCGATAGCCGGCCGCATACGGCACGACCTTGCCTCCCGAGTAGGCGATCAGCCCTCCCATCGCGGAAAGTAGTTTGCCGATGTTTGCGTCGGGCGTTTCGCTCGTTGAGAGAACGCCGTTGCACTCGTATCGGTTTTCGTAGGTCGTAGGCGAGAGCGGGAGCACCTGCACCTGCTCGTCGCAAATGTTCGCGGCGTCGGTCACGGCCGAGTCGTCGATCTCGGTCGAGCTCATCGCCATCCCGAGCTCGTCCGTGAGGTAGTCGCGAAGGCAAAGCGCAGGGTTTGCGCTCCATATCGTCGTCGTCGTGCGCGGGTCGTAAACCTTCTTACCCTTCACGATTGCCGAGATGTTCGGAATCCCGTTCGCGAACACTTCGGCGTCCCAGGTGAGCTGCACGTAGATGTAAGCGATCCCGCGAAGCCGGTGCGCGTTCGTCCACTTGCCATCCGTGAGCCCCGCGGTTGCCGTCACGAGTTGCGGCTGGGCGACCTGCGCGGACCCTCCGAGCTGCTTGTAGATCTCGGCCTTGCCGGCGAAGCGCCCTGTTGCCGATGAGCCCGAGCCGGTCAGCGCGAGTTCGTCGCCGAAGTAAACGTCGCCGATCTCTTCGACCTCGTGGCCTGCCATCGCGACGACAAGATGCAGGTATTGATTCTTCGCTCCCGTGGTCGAGAGGTAAACGACGACGCCCGAAACCTTGCTCCGCCCGTAGATGATTTGGCGCGACGCAATCGGCGAGCGAACCATTTGCGAGCGTTCAGCAAGCGACGAGTCGGCGAAACTCGGCATCTTCGGCGCGAGGAGTTTCGACGCCGCCATTGACGCAGCGGTAAGCGCCACGAAATTGACGACGGCGATTGCCGCGGCCTGACTAAGGACGACCGCGCCGGCGACCGTGTTCACGGCGACGTAAAGGTAGTATGCGGCGTTTATGAGCAGGGTCGGCATAGGTTAAATTCTCCACGCTCTCGCGTCGGCTTGCAGTTGAGTATTGATAAAGCGCAGTCCGTCACGACCAACAAATGCGGATTCCCTGCCGAGCACGATTCCCGCGCAATCTCCGTCGCCCGAGTCTCGCACGATCAGGTCGCCGCGGGAAGCAAGCGGGAGCGCGATCTCGCGGAAGCCGAGCGGAATCAGGGCGCCAGCGACCGTCTCCGCCAGCCCCCCGCGCTTCTTGGTGATGCGCCGTGCTCCCATTGCTGAATTGTATTTGCCGCGCAATCCGGCCGCGGGGTCGAGATCAGTCGCGAGGCGCACCCAGTCGGCCGCAAACAGGCAGCAATCGTTACTTCCCCACGTAAATGGAATGTCCCTGCGTTCGTTGATGTAGGTGCAAAGCAGGGTCGGCCAATTTTCCGCGCGCTTCATTGTTCGTTGGCGTCTGTGCCGCCGGTTTCCCCGCCGCCGTTCCAGTTCGACGCATTGGTCGCGTTCTGGTTTCCCCAATAAATCGTTTTCTCTTGGATGGCGTTCACGAACTCGAGCCCGAGGTCCGGCAAAGTGATCGAGGCGTAAGTCGGGAAAAGGGTTTGCTGGTCTTCGTTCGTGTAGCGCACCTCCCGCGTGCGCTTGAAGTCGATCAGTCGGTTCTCGGCGCTCATCGTGATCAAAGAAGACTGCCCATCGTCGGAGATTTGCATGACGTCCATGCGACCCGAGAAGACCGTGATCGGCGAAGCGATCAGGCCGGCCGTGGGCGATAGCGCCGCAAACATGACCGAGCAGGCGCGCCCCTGGTAGTCGTCGGTTAAAGCCTCGTAAACGAGCGCAGTCGGCACGCCCGAGAGCTGCATGGTGATGCCTCGCGCTGAGAGGTCGGTCGTCTCCTGCACGGGCGAAATTGTGCCGAGGGTGCCGAGCCCAAGATAGCCTATTCCATTGTATGTTAGCGTGCCGTAACCGGACCAGAGATAGACGGCCGGCGTGAAGTTTAGCTCGGCCATGAGGATTGGCGAGAGCTGCGCCGTCGTGACCTCCGAAACCATATCGGCCGAGATTGTGCGGCCTGCGGTGGTGATACTCATGTTGCGACGTCCTCGACAATGGAAAAGTTGATGCCGTAAATCGAAGCGAGATCAATCGACCATTCCGTCGAAGCTCCAGCCAAACGGAACACGCCCTTGGCGTTGGCATAGGTGATTGCGGTGCCGGCCGTGTAACTCGAACGAAGGACCGGGAAGACCTCAACGGAAGACGAGGAGTTCACCTGGATGACCTTGTAAAGCGAGGTCGAGATCTGGAGCCAGTCGCCGAGAGCAAATGAGCCGGTGGCCCCGCTGAACGTAAGCGTCGATGCGTTTGCGGTCGCCGTCGCAACAGTGAGCGTGCCGGTCACTCCGCCGCGGTTGGTCGGGTTCGCGTAGTCTTGAAAATAGAACGTGCCGCGATGCGCCGAGAGAAGGAACGAGATCACCGTCTCGGCGTCCGCGCGCGTCATCGGCGGACAATCGACCGACGCGAGCCACGCCTGCCCCGGCCAGTTGTATTGCTGCGTCTGCATCGTGAACGGCGACATATTGCGCGACACGGA